CTGCAATGGTCAGCGTTGCGCTTGTGGCAGGCGCTGTAAACGCAACCTTGTTGATCGTCGTAGCCGTGGCTACACCAAGAGACGGCGTCGTCAAAGATGGGCTGGTCGCCAGGACGTTGTTGCCCGTGCCCGTGTTGGTGACCGATACCACTTCCTTGCTGCTGTTTAGAGCAAGCGCGGTAGAAGCCGTCAAGCCCGACAGAGTCGTCGTGCCGCTTACCGTGACATCGGTAAAACTAGCAGCGCCGCTGTAGGTGCTAACTTTTACAAAGTCAGATCCGTTCCAAGCAACAACGGCCTTCTCTCCGGCGGCAATCGTCACACCTGTCGTCGGGCCTACACCCCGCACAACAATGCTTTGCGTACCGCCCGTGGCGTTGATGACCACGTAGGTCTTGCTCTGGGCCGGTGCGGTGATGTTGCGCGTCGTGCTGCCCGTCGCAGTCCAAAGCAGAACAGCTTGCCGAGCCTGATTGGCCGCGCCATCGGTATCGGTCAGCGTTACGTCCGCATCAGTGCTGAGCGTCGTAGTACCGGCAACCGCACTGTCAACCAGTGAAGTCAACTCGTTGTTAACTGTGTCGCCCCATGAGCCCTGCAACTCCCCCTGCACAGGAAGAACAAGGCCAAGCAGAGAGGTGTATGAGCTTGCCATGAGTTACCTCAAGTGTTTACATCTTGCCAGTTAGGCGATTGTGTTGTCGGCACCAAAGTCCAGTTTGCGTTTTGAGCCGTTCCGATTGTTTGCCAGTTGGCATTCTGCTCGTCATCTATCGGTATCCAAAGTGGCCTGGAAGAGAACGCATCAAGCCCTGAAGCCGCGTCGCTAAACGCCACTGGAAACGTCTGATTGGCCCGAACTTGATCTGTACCAACCGCCGATGAACTAAAAGATGTGACGAATGTTTGGTTTGCCGAAACACTGTCTGCGCCAGTTGCTGCGTCACTAAACGCCGCTGGCATGACACTGCTTGCCGAGATTGCATCGGATCCCGTGGCAGCTTCATAAACAAAGGCAAAGTAGCCAAATGTCGGTTCGTAGGCGTCTGCACCTGCGGCCGACTCTGAAACACTTGTTGCAAAGTTTTGCGACGCACTGGCCGCATCATCACCTGTCGCCGCATCACTGAATGAGGCAGCAAAGTTTTGTGCTGCACTGAAAGCGTCCGACCCTGCTGCGCTGTTGTTGGCCACAGCGAGCATCGTGTGCCCAACCGAGACAACGTCTGCTCCTGTTGCGGCATCACTAAACAAAGCAACAGCGACAAATGAGGCCGAGAAGGCGTCGGCTGCGGTGCTGGTATCCGAAAGGGCGGCGGCATGGGTTTGTTTCGCTGATGCGGCATCTGCCCCGGCAGCGGCATCACTGAGCGCCCTGTCGTAAACCGACCCGCCCCAGGCCGCTTGTCCCCAAGCGCCAGAACCCCATCCGCCTTCGGCCACATCAGACCCTCTTAGGCCGCATCAAGCGAGAAAGTGTAAGTCACGAGGAGCGTGTCACCTGAAGCGACAGAACGATCCCCGGGCGACGCGAAATCCGCAGCCGAGAACAGCACACCCGCACTTCCGCCTTTGGTGTTATCGCTGATCAGGAATGCCCCACCAACAGTTTCCGTCGCATTGATGGTGAATGAAGCCACCGACCCCGAGTTGTCAATGACAGAAGGATCTGCCGTCGTGGCAGTGCCAAACGTAGCAGCAGGCCGCGTAGCATTGCTGTAGGGAGTGACTTCCGTAAAGCCGGGGTGGCTTGCTGCCGTGTCATTGGCCGTGGGATCGTTGCTGGCGCCAGCGCCGTACAAACCAATATACCAAGCAGCCGTGTAACCGCTACCCTTAAAATATTGAGTATTCATGTCCTGAAGCCCTTCGTTTACCACCAAGTTATGGACTTCAGTTTCCCACTTGGTCTTCCCATCAGGTCCGACACAAGTTGCCTTGAACACGCCACCGGCTTTGGAAGTTTCAATCATGTTGCACCTCAGGGAAAACGGATCAGAGCGTCGGAAGCCGTATTGTTCGGCATGGCGACAGTGAAAGTTGTTGTGGAAGTTTTGTCTGAACCAAAGTTCAACACAGCTACTGATTTGTTTGACTTACTGGCGTTGTAGATCAAAGCCCCGCGAGCAGTCAAGGCAGCGTTAAACGTCACGTCATCAAAGTCAACGTACACCACAGCAGGCTGCGTGTCGGGCACATTGGCCTGAGTCGTGATCGTCACGTTTGTGAGCGTTGCCCCTCCCGCCGTGTAGCCAGACGCCACAACCTCATCCGCTGAGGAATAGGCCGTCGTGTTTGGAAGTAGCGTGGCCCCGCTGGTGTAGAGCGCCAGCTTTAGCGTGTCCGTGCTCAGATCATGGACGCCTTGCAGCATCTCCAGGCGGAAAGAGTTGGTCAGTCCTTGGATGATCATTTGACAGGCATCCTTGCTTGACCACTACGATAAGCATCTTGGCGCTCAAGTCCGTCGCCCAGGCGCTTCGCCATGACCAACGCTTCTTTGAACTTGTTGTCGTACAAACCAATGATGTCTTGCTCTTGCTTCATGTACGTGGCCGCCTCAACTAAAGATCCGTAGAGAAGTACGGGATCAAAGTTATCACCAAGCCATGTCGTACCCGCAGTGACGATGCTTTCCGGGTAGTAGAAGTAGTGCAATTCAACGCTGTACGTCGCATCCGGCGTTGGGCCAAGAATGAACGTCAACTCCTGTTCCTGCGTTGAAACAGGACCAAACAACGCGTAGTACCGAGGAGCGCCCGTCGATGCAGGATTGGGGTACGAAGCGCGGATGAAGTTCACATCCTTGTTCAGGAGGAACTCGTAGGAGCCAGACGGCAAGATCGCTGCCATTGAGTAAACCGACAGAAAATCACCGGGGCAAGCAAGGTACTTGTTGCCCGCCGTCGTGACGCCCGTCATGTTTTTACGCAGCGAAGGGAACTGAACTGCGTTGTAAATGCGCGTTTCCGTCTGCTTGATAAAGTTATCAAGCACGGAAGGATCTGCCGAGTAATTGAAATCGTTCTCGGCGTAGTCCTGAATTGCGGTACGCAGTTCGGTATAGTTCACGCCATCGGTCCTCGGGCCATCATGCCCTTCGTAGCGCAACCGTTACCACGGGTGCGGATGCCGCTCGTCTTGGTGCCAGGAGCCGGGTTGGCAGCAATGTTGCCAATCACCATGCAGCTTTCGTCCTTGAGCGTCTCGATGCTCTGCGGCTGACCCGGCTTGGCGGGAGCCAGCTTCTTGGTCTTCATCATGGCTTCACCTTCTGATTCATGACCTTTGCCATGCCACGCCCGTACTTGAGCATGTCCGCATCAGTCTTGCCGCCCTTCTTGAACGACTGGGCTTTGCCGGGGTGCATGCGCTGCTCGTGCTTTTTCACGGCTGCTTGAGGGGTCATTTTCATCGTTTACTCCTTAGGTCACACTGACTTGGACTGTACCAACTTGTCCTATGCTCGCCAACCAGTTTGGCGTCAGCGGGTCGTCAAAAGCCTTGGAACCACCGACCGGCGCCCAGCCCCACTGAATATTCCTGCTACCGCTGTCAACGTACCACGTATTTGTATCTGGCCTTGGATCTCGCACAGCCTGCGGATCTGCCACAGGGTACATCCCAAGTTGAAGCTGAGGCTGATCAGGGGTCCAGCACTGAGCACAAACCTTGTAGTTGACGCGCTTGGTCTTGACGATCAGATTCTTCAACTTCTTCAACGGAAACCGAAAACCGCAGTAATCGCAGAACCCAAAGGCTTTTGGCGCGTTAGCAAAACGGTTGGTCATACGAAACGCCCTTTGGTCCCGCCACGCTGGACTATACCGTCACCACGATGCTTTTTAGCTTTTACTACGCCGCCTTTCTTAAGAGGTTCGTACTCGCCTGTTTCTTTGTTGTAGATCTCAACGTCTTTTCTACGAACTGCGCGGTTGGGGGGTACTTTTTCAGATAAAACACGTAGATCTGCCTTTTTTGGATCGTCTACAGCAGAGAACCACTTTCTATTTCTTCCGCTAGCCACTTCTTTTGGGCTTGGCAGCATATAGCCCGCTCTTTTAATATCCTCAAGTTCTGCTTTGTTAAATACATTTCTTACAGCATACTTATAATCGTTAGGAGATTGCGATCCTTTTCCGCCTGTAAACAATGTATCTGGCACCACTTTATTTTCAACTTTTGGCCGCATCGCCATGTCAACTTTATTGGCAACAGCTTTGCCAGCTTTCATGAGCGGCTCCTTGACCGCCTTTAAGCCGGGGATAAGCGCTTCTTCAGGGTACACCCCCTCAACTGCATCCCTCCCAGGACGCTCAAGTTCTGCCAACCGCCGCGCCTCACGCTCACGGTCAGACATCTCCAAAAAGTGCTTGTCGCGGTAAGGCGCTGGCATGTCAGCCTCCGATGAACATCTCACGTGGCACGAAGCGCACCGCCGCCTTCTCGCGGTCCTCGGAACTGGCGCGATCCCAATCAGCGTCGTATTGCTCCTTCAATACCGGCAGCCTCTCCATCGCACCGGGGATCTTCAGCGCAAGGTAGTACGCCAGCCCGCTGACCAACGGAGGCAGGAAGCGGAACGGGATGTCTTGGGTGTACGTGCCGCCCTCACCAGCGTCCTGAATCCTGCGCAGGCGCCAGTAAACGAACTGGTAGACCCCAGTCTGGTCAGGCGTGGGCCAGAGATTGATCTGCGGCGTTGGAGCCTGACGGTTGATCCAGACCTGAATCGGACGGGCCTGCTGGAGCTTGTTCGGGATCGAAGCGTAGGTTGAGTTGCTGATGCGCGTGATGGTCAGGTCAACCTGAGTGCTAACGTTGCCAGCACCGGTTCGGATAACGTGTTCGAGGAGATCGACTGTGTCATTAGGCAGGTTGTAAACGCTGATGCCTTGAACGAGATTAATCGTGCCGCTATCAAGCGTCCACAAATTGATACCCCGGTTTGCCCAGTCTGCAAAAAGCAGATTCATCGACCTGCGTGCTGTACGCAAATCGTAGCCCGTGCGGAGTTCTGCACCGCAGCGCTCAAAAGCTTCTTCAACCGCGTCGTTTAGATCGAGGTTAAAAGTTGCGGTGCCGGATGTTGTCATTACTTACCCTTCGCCGCACGCATATTGTCGATCAAGTTCGGGTAGGGCCTACCGGCAGCTTTAGCAGCGGCCTTGGCTGATGCTTTACGCTTTGGCGACAGGGGCTTGGACTTACCCAGCTTTTCAGGCCGGGGCTTGTCCCACACCTCGCCGCCTTCGGCGTACACCTTCACCGGCACGTTTGCATCTTTGCGCCGGATGAGTTCCGGGCGGATAGCGCCCATGCCGCGTGAGCTTCGCATCAGATGTACCGCCCTTTGGTCTTACCACGCTGAGCGCAGCCGTCAACGCTGCCGCCTTTTTTAAAGGTCTTGACCGAACCACCCTTTTTCATGCCCATCGGGCCTGCTTGGTTCATCAAGCCACCAGCACCCCCAGCTTGCATTGGAGGACGCTGTTGACCGGTTGCCATGTTTATAGCAGATTGTTTTGCAGCCGTTTGTGCAGCATCGTATTCAGGAGACCGTGGAATATTTGGCGGCATCCCTATTAAAGAAGGCCTGCTCAAAGGTCTTTCATTAGGAGTGTACTTGCCGCCACCCGGCATATACACTGAAGAAATATCAACTACAGGTTTTTGAACCGGTTTTGCGGCAACATCGCTGGTTGCTTTTGGCTTGTTAAGCGCCTGCCTCACAACAGCTTCATAACTTTTAGCTTGCTCTAACTGTGCGGGGGTTGGGGCTTTTGCTCCCGCTTTAGATCCGCTACTACCGCCAGAAGTCGTGGGAGCTTTGTTACGTTGCGCCATAGCCATGTCACGAGCTTTAGCGCGAGCAGCGCCCGGCTTTACTTTAGAACGTCCCAACATCTCACACCACCTTTCCGCGAGTTTTCCCACGCTGAGCGCAGCCGTCAATGCTGCCACCCTTGGCATAGCCTTTGATGTTGCCGCCCATCATCTTCTTGACCGGAATCTTGGACTTCACCTCTTTCGGAGGCACGCGCATCCGCTTGGGCGGACCCAGATCTTCCGGCATCACATCACGCGGGGCCATACCGCCGCGACGGACGTACTGCTCGGCGGTGTCTTCAAACACTTCGGTCTCAGACTTTGGTTGCATTGCTCGGGGGTTCATGGTTACCTCACTTGCAGCTTCCGCCGCGCATCATCTTGACAGTTTTAGCAGGTGCTTTGCCCTTGCTCTCGATGCCGCCACCCTTTGCCATCTTGTGCTTGCCGGGTTCAAACTTGCGCTCGGCGGCTGCGTAGCTCATGCCGGCCTTCTTGGCGGCGACCTTTTCCTTGCGCTCCTCGGCAGGGGTTTCCTTGCCGGCGAAGACTTTCTTCAGGGATGCTGCTTTCACGGTGCCTCCTTCGGCATGGGCTTTGGGTCCGACAAACTTCTTCGCTACGCTTGGCGGCACGTCGGTCTTGCCTGCCAATGAAGCGTACATGAACCGGCGCTGCTTTTCCGACTTAACCGGCATTCTTATGCA